ATCAGCCATTCTCGATAGCGTGCAGGGTGTTACCGCAGTTAAATGCTATGAAAATAAAACCAACCTCACCGATGAATATGGCCGCCCACCGCACAGTATTGAGGTGGTTGTTTCCGGTGGGTCTGATATGGAGATTGCACAGGCGATTCTGGAACAGAAGGCTGGAGGCATCCAGACCTACGGTTCCACCAAGGTGGAAGTGCCAAGCGATGACAGCCAGCCAGTGGAAGTTTGCTTCAATCGTCCGCAACTGGTTTACGCATGGCTGAAAATCACGCTGACACCGAACAAAAAGGAAGCGCTGCCGCCAAACTATGCTGACCTTGTGAAAACAAGCATTGTAAATCAGTGTGAGGAAATCCTCCCAGGCAGAACTTTGTTTATTCAGGAACTGTTAGGGGATGTGTACCGGGATGTGACCGGCATTGGCTATATTGATGTCAAAACCTTTTCGACCACCGACAACGGCAAAACACCGGAGCCGGAGGAATATGGCGAAAATAAAAATATCGCAGCTGATGTACGACAGAAGATTTTGGTGGAGGAAAAACGGATTGAGGTGGAACTTGCATGAGAGATTTAATCCGGAAGATTCCCTTTCAGTTTCGATCAAAACCTAAAATAGAAGCAATTCTTAAAGCAATTGAGGAAGAACTGAATGAACTGGATGAGGCAAGAAGTCAGTTGGAAACCCTGCTGTACATCGAAACGGCAGAAGGTATCAATCTGGACCGGATTGGGGAGATCGTTGTTCTTTCCCGCGCGGATGCAGGGCTGCTCGCCGCACAGGCAGGAAATTTGGATTTTGATGTGATCGACGATGCACGATACCGAAAATACCTTAAATACAAGATCCTTGCCAACACCTCCAACGCGACCTACAAGGATATCATCACTGCAGTCAAAATGATATGGGGTGTGGATAAGGTAAGTTACAACGAAAATCTGGACGGTCCAGCAAGTCTTACTGTTTCGTTCCCTTATCACTACACCGACGAGGATATCTTTATCCTGCCGCCTTTGACTGCAGCAGGTGTCGGCATCAATGTCAGGGCAGAGACCACCATCCGCTCGGAATGCACACCGCTGCGGGCAACCGCCTTTTCAAGCGCTGTTTTGCAGGGAAGAATTGGGGAAAAGAGTGTAGTCGGAGCGGACTATCCTGTCGGTACGAAGCTGGTTCCCTTATCGGTTGCAAACATTGTTTATACAGTAGCAGAAAGGAATGAGGAAAGCACATGAATGAAGGAAATCTGACGGGCGCGCTCCTTCCACGAAACAGCGGTTCGATTTTGCCGCAAAGCAGTGGCGTGATCGTCAAGGAGGACAACACCGATTATTTTTCAGTCATCACCAATGTGGGAAATGAACTGATTGCAGCAGCACTTGCCTCTAAAACACCGCTTAAACTGACGCAGATGGCTGTTGGAGATGGAGACGGCGGATATGTTCATCCGGACAGGGAGATCACCCAGCTTCGTCGGGAAGTGTGGCGCGGGGAATGTTCGGTTACGCAAGACCCTTCCAATCCCAACATGATTTCGGTAAGGACCAATATCCCGGTTGATGTTGGTGGCTGGGAGGTCAGGGAGATCGGCGTATTTGATGAGGAAAATCGCCTGATTGTCTTTGCTTCCGCTCCTGGATGGAGAAAGCTTGCCATTATAAACGGGACCTCCAATCCAATGGAACTGAACATCCTGATTACTGTTACTGATGCCAGTGCCATCGAACTGAATATTTCATCAGACGGCGTTTCTGCAACCTTAAAGGATCTGGAAAACCACAACAATTCAGACGCTAGCCACAATGGGCACTTCACCGACCCAAGCCTGCACTTTACCGAAGAACGTCTGACCCGCCTGCAGATGGGAACAAACTATGAGTTAAACTGTGCGAAGATAGGCGGGGTGTTTAGCCTTACCGGTTTGCCAGAAGAAATATCCGGAAGGGTTCTCTGCTTTTTTCAGGTGCCACAAGCGTATGAAAAGAACGACACCTGGACGTTAAACAGTGTAGCCTATACTGTAAAGACCGCGGACGGCAAGGGATTACGACCGAGCAGCTTTGTAAAGGACGCTATTCTGACTGCGGTGGTGGATACACAGGCAAAAGAATTGCACTTTAGCTCACTGGGAACAGGAGGAGGCGGAACGGTGGTCAGCAAAACTCCACCGGATGATACCGACGTTAACTGGTTTAACCCGGACAACCGCCTGTTAAGTGTCAATGTGTCGGGAGAATGGCTCACAATCGCAGGCGTGTATGGTGGCTAAAGGCGATGGATTGAATTTGCACTAAAAATTAGTTATGCGTTCCATCGCCTAGAATATCAATGTGGCGGTGGATTAGAAATTAGTTATGTATTCCATTATCCCGAAATTGGCAACAAAAGCTGCCAATCTTTGAAAAATGAGAAAATAAGGAGGGAGATTAAATGCAGGAACATCCGTATCTTACCAGAGATGATTTTCCGAGTTATAACGATGAGTTTGCAAAGCTCTATCAGCAGCTTCATCCGGACAAGGTGCCGGAAAACGATGATACCTTCTGTAAAAGTGCTACCTTCTGCGTGACAGAATCCTGCAATCTGGCTTGTACATACTGCTATGAGTGCCACAAGTCCAACCGCCGGATGAGCTGGGAAACTGCAAAGAAGATTGTGGACAGCCTGTTTGAAGGGAAATTCGTGGATAATACCGCGCCAGCCATCATTCTGGACTTCATCGGTGGAGAGCCGCTTTTAGAGATTGAGCTCATCGACAAGACAGTCGAGTACTTTAAGCGAAAAGCCTTCCAGCTTAAGCACCCATGGGGTTATTATTACATGATTTCGATTTCCACAAATGGTGTCTTGTTTGATACCCCAAAGGTGCAGGAATTCATCCGTAAAAACTATGAGCACCTCTCCATTGGCATTAGTATTGATGGAGACAAGGCGCTGCACGACAGCTGCCGCGTTTTTCATGACGGTTCCGGCAGCTATGATGTGGTGTCAAAAGCGGCAAAGCATCTGCTGAGAATTTATCCGAAGGCAGGCACCAAAGTGACACTGGCTCCCGAGAACCTGCCGCATCTGGTAGGAGCGATTCAACATCTGTATCGTTTGGGCTATCACAACATCCCAGCCAACTGTGTGTTTGAGGATGTGTGGAAAAAGAAACACCCGCAGCTCTTCTACGATAAACTCATTGAGCTGGCAGACTGGATCATCGACAATGACATCTATAAAGATCTGTACATCAGCCTGTTTGAGGAACGCTTTGTACGGATTCCGTCTCCGGAAGAATATGAGCGTCAGAAGACGACCGCTTATTGTGGAGGAAACGGCAGGATGGTTGCTTTTGACCCTTCCGGAAAGGTATATCCATGCTTGCGGTATATGAAGCACAGTCTGAGCAATCAGCCGGAACGTCCGATCGGGGAGCTTACACAGGGATTTTATCAGGATAAGGCAACCGTCAAATGGTACAAAGATCTCTGCGATGTTACAACCTGGTCGAGCGCCGACCAGGAATGCCGCAGCTGTCCGCTTTTACCCCTGTGTCCAACGTGTATTGCATGGCAGTACGATGCAACAGGAACCCCAAACTGCAAAACCAAACATCACTGCGGAATGCTCAAAGCACAGGTTGCAGCCAATTACTACTATTGGACAAGGCTTTATCAGAAGTTAGGACTAAAAAAACAGGCTGAAAGACTTCTCCCTCAAAAGGATGTCATATAAAAAGAAAGGAGTGTGGACGAATGAGTACAGTACAGGCAAGGTCGGATGGCTGCCTTTGTACCAGCTGCGTCGGTGGTTGCTCCAGCTGTTCAGGTGGATGCTCCGGAGATTGTGATGGAGAGTGTTCTGGCAGCTGCTATGGATGTTCGGGGAACTGTTCCGGAAATTGCAGGGGCTGTTCCGGATGTTCCGGAAGCTGTTCTGGTTCTTGCAGCGGTTGTTCCGGTTCCTGCCAGGGAACCTGCCAAAACAGCTGTTCAGCAAGCTGCACCAGCACTTGTACCGGTACTTGTACAAGCTGTACCGGAACCTGTTCGGGCGGCTGTCAGACAAACTGTCAGGGACAGTGCGACAACGCCTGCACCGCCGACAGTGAAGCAGAGATCATCGCTCACCTTGGGGACAACATCGCCATCGGACACATTGTCATGGCCATGGATTATACCGAGCTTAAAAACGCGATGGATAACGAGTATCGCCGCAGAGGAAAAGAGATCCCGAGCGGATTCATAAAACAGCCAATCCCGGGAGAAGCGGTATCTTTGGAAATCACGCAGAAGGTTTTAACAGACGTTTACGAATTTGACAAAGTTCCGGAACACGACTGGAGAGAAACCTTCGGACTGTGGGATATGGCATCAGCTCCAAAATGGAATCCGGTGATCGTTCATATCAAAAGTTTGATGACGGATATTGCCACCAGCTGATTGGAGGATGACGTTAAGATGAAACTGAATTTTCTACGGAGGTTATTTCATATGAAAAAGACAGATGTTGATTTTATGCTGACTTTGGCAAATCTAATGAGTAAGCTGGAACAGGGAGAATCGTGTGCAGAACAGCTTCAGGAAATTGCAAAGATGAGCGATGAAAACAAAGACAGTATCACCCATCAGCTCATGGACCGCATTGCATCCAGAGAAGAACTGATGTATGTAGACGCCGTTTTGGCAATCGGCTATCTTGATTCGGATTATGTACAGGATTTTGCGCAGGCAATGAACGCAAAACAGACCGATATCTCCCAAAAGCAGGAACTTGTCCGCAAGGTACTTTCCAGAACCACCCCATACGGTAAAACCATGATGGAGGATGTGTTCTGGAAAAACCTGACGATGGCTGCTATTAATATGAAAGACAATGAACTGCTGGCACAGTTTATCCGAAAGGTAGAACAGCTGCGGGACAGTGCGGAGGAATAGTGTATGGGAACACAGATGGAAAAAAGTGTCATGGAAATCCGAAAAGAGATCCTTTCGCTGCCATTAAACAGCATTGCCTATCTTGAAGTAAAAGAAGAGGACGGGGCAGAAATGGAGTTAAACCGCATCAAGCTCTCTGCTCTGGACAGTCTGTTTCGTTCGTATATCCGCGAGTTTGGCAAACCGGACGACAGCAACACCGCATGGCAGGAGATTGTGGAGGAATATACCAAAACATATGCGGATTATATTGCAAAGATCTATTACCAGATTGCCGAAAAGCTGGGAGGAGATATGATTGTACCGCTTCAGGCTCCATGCTGGCAGCTTGGATATGACAGTATCAAAAAGGCAATCTATCTTTACAAAACCTGTCCAAAAGCGGCATAAAGCAAAGGGGGGAATACCCATGCGCAAAATTTATTCAAAGGCTGGCTGGCTTCACTATCCGGAATTAGAGTTTTACTATACACAGGGCGAAGAGAATGTGGAGCCAGTGCAGTTTGTCCTTCCCAAAAACAGAGAGGAAGTTGATTTGACGGCTCTGTCCTATCAGATCAAAGCAGTATCGGAGGACTTTGGCACCGAAGCTGCGTGGATTTTGCCAAAGAAAATGACCGATGAGCACATCCTGCTTGATTGGGAGATCACAAGGGAATTTACCGCAATGCCTGGGCGTGCATTCCTTACCCTTACTGGCACCGACAGCAAAGACAACGTGGTGGCAAAGTGGACCGGACATCCTGTACAGATTCGTAAAGACCCAAAAGGTACTCAGCCAGTTCCGCCGCCGGATAAACTGGAACAGTTTGAAAATCAGGTTAATCAGGCAGTCGAAAAAATCACCGGTGCTTTGGAAAAAGCAGATGATTCTTTAGACGGAATGGTCCCTGTCCTTGAGGATGCGGCCACAACAGCAAATACCTTGATTGAGTACTCA